GCATTTGTTCCAAGCCAACTTGTACCATCCGCACTTTCTGTAATAGAGGTAGGACGATAGAAGTAATGCAGTTCCATAGTATAATTACTGTCAGGAGTAGGAGCTAATAAAAAAGTAACCTCGTTCCAATCAGCATAATATTTAGGTGTTCCTGTCGTTGCGGGATTTGGAGTGTAATCTTGCAAAGCCGTTACCTGCTTATACAAAAGAAATTCTTTATCTGAAGAATTTAATACACTCAATGAATTTTGAGACAAGAAATCTTCAGGTTTTTGAAGGTATGCGTTCCCAGTAGAAGCTGTTCCCGTTACATTTTTTCTAAATACATCTAACTGACACTCTTTTAATATACGTTCTTCAGCGTTAAGAATAAAACGAGACAACTGACTAACAAAAGTCGTTTCTGAGTTTTGTGTGTAATCTTGGATAGCTGTTTTTAAAGTTGTAAAAGTATACGCCATATCATGCACTCACTGTTACGGGGCCAGCCGAAGCGAAGCCTCCTCCACCCCTTATATCTCCAGAAGTAGCCGTTCCACTTCCAGAAACAAAAGTATAATTATCACTATCTACTTTTGTAATAGAAAACCCAGAAGAACTTTCTATTGCAGTTTCGGTAAATCCATCAAAAGATTGTACACTTCTAAACCTTACAACATCCCCTGTGCTACGGCCATGCCCTGGTTCGTTAACGGTAATGATAGCAGAACCACTTGTACCAGACTTAAACGAATTAAACGGAAGTAAGACTTCTACAGGAGGCTCCGTTCGATCTGGTCTACTATTCTTAACAGCTTGAGGGTCGGCTAGAACTCTACGAGGCTGTAATTGAGGTTGTTTTGATTCAAACTCATCTTTCCCTACAAAAAAGCCATTCCACTCTTTAATCATGTCTTTTAGCTTATAAGCTCTTCCAGAACGATCTGAAATACCTAAAGCATGTTTTCCTGATGCATATCTAGGCATTAGGTTAAACTCAATGAAGAGTAACTTGGAACAAGTCTAAGAGCAGTCCTTTCTCCATCTTCAGATGCAGCTCTTTGAAATTCTTCCTCATAAATATCTTTTAAGAGACCGATTCTATCAGGCGATTTTTTCAAAGCTATGTAGTAAGCTAATCCAGCTACCAAACAGGGTAAAAAACGAAAAGGTAAATCAGCGGTGTTAACGCCAGCATCTGCATCCTCTATCCTTCTAACTCTGTAGTAGATGAGCTCATCTGTAGAGTTTTCAGGAGAAGGCCAAAGAGTGACCGTAGGAGTTATTTGACGATCTATAAAAAACTGTGTTGGACGACCTTGCGTATTCTTATCGGGAGTATTTAAGTAGTCACTTCTGCTTATACGAGTAATTCCAATATCAGTGGAACTTCTTCTGACAACAGCCTCAAGCATATCAACTGTTGCTTGTACGTTAGTTAAAGATGGATCTGCGCTGATAGTTGTAGTAGCTGCACTACTAGATCCTGTAATGTTTTCTCCCGCAGTAAAGGACCCAGATGGAAGCGTTATAGTAATAGTGGTAGAAGATGGCTTGCTTATAATAGAAGCCGTGACAGCACTAGTGCCTCCAGTAATTGTTTCTCCTACCGTTAAATTAGTCGAAGCTCCTACAGTAGCGGTTACCGTTCCTATTGGATATGTTGCAACAGAAGAGGAGGAGGATAGTCGAGCAAGAGGTTGTGTGATCTGCTCTACAGTCCACATATTTAACCCTCTGTTTGACCATTCAGCAAAAAGAAGATTTAAAGATCGCCTAGAAGTTGCAGCATCGTATCCTGTGCGAAACTCTAGACCGCATCGTTCAAAGGCTTCTTCTGTTATCTCAGCCATGTCTAGGTTGAAATCAACCGTACCAGAAGTTGCCATAACTAATTCCTATTACTTAGTATTGCTTTAAACAGTGAAGAACAATTGAATATGTATCTCCACTACTATGCCCTACTGTTGTAAGTTGAATGTCGCCTGTATTTCCACCAGAAGCCGCAACATTAGGAAGACCGCTCATATCAGAATAATCTAATGTATCTGAGTAGTCTGCGGGAAGTTCTACGGCTATAACATCCGTAGTGGCATCCCAAAGAAGTTTTACCCCCATGCCAACATTGGTAAAGATAATTTTTCCAATACGAACTCCCGTGCAAGCCGTTCCATCTTGTAACGAGGAAAGAGCGGAAACATCTACTTTAAGAACCGCAGCTTCACCTGTTCCATCACTAGTGTTCGTGAGATAAAAGATCGCTCTTTTAGGGCCGTCTTCTATCGTAGTTAGTGTTACAGCATCAGCCATATCTGGATTCTCCTACGTAAGTAAGAGGCAGGGAGGTTATCCTCCCTGCCTAAACTATTAGCCATTATTAAAATCGACGTTCATGCCAGTAATACGAATCCAAATTTTACCTGCTGTATACGCCGCGTTTGTTGCAGTACCTTGTACAAGGTACACATACTTTTTAGTCAGAGCCGCCATAACAGCCCCAGCATCAACAGAGTTATAATAACCTAAAGTAAGGTCCCCGTTGTTCATCATCTGAGTACCAGAAGCAACCGCAGCACCAGAAGCAGTAGTTCCTGTAGCAGAAATGTCTACGTTAATGTCTGGGTCGCCACCAGTTGGTACTTCTACGCAACCAAACTCAAGAAGAATAGGAATACCATTAACTTCTTTCGTCAGCTCTGCAATGTAAGCGTTTGCATCCGTGCCATTACCAATAATTCTATCACCCGTTGCAGAACCATCAAAGCCGCCATGAAGGTCAATAAGAATGGAGGTTACAATAGTGCCGCCAACCTTATTCACAAAAGTGTTAATAGAAGCATCTGGAATACCAGATCCATGAGTATTAGGAGTGATGCCAAAGATAGTAGCACCAGTATCCAAACTAGCGTTGTTCGCTCCAGCAGCCGTAGCTGTTCCTGAAAAACCGTTTGTATCAACAACATTGTTGATTCCAGAAGTTGCAACAGTTTGTAGCTCAAATTGCTTCTGCGTTACAGTTCCAGTAGTAGCATTTGTTGTAATTTGTTGAAAACCGTTTTGTGAACGGACGGGACCGTTAAAGGTAGTAGTCGCCATTTCATATCTCCTTACGAAAGATCGGCCCTAGAGTCTTCGTAAGCGTCTGCTGGGACAGTCGCTAGGGCTATAATTCCCAGAAATAAGTTGGGGGAGAGTCTCCTCTCCCCCTTAGTCTTACGCGCCTTTAGATCCATACACGCAACGAGGATCAGAGTAACCGTAGCTATAACGCTCACGGGCTTTGAACCGTACATTACCTGTATCAAAGTCGCCCTCCATCTTTGTAGACATTGGCATACGCTCAAAGTGAACGAAGCCACGAGGAGCATCCGTCTTAATGAAGAATGCGTCAGTGTCTGTAAGATAGTGGTTAACGGTGTATCCCTGCGGAAGCATACCCATGTTACGCATTGCGTTAACATCGTTATCCGCAGAACCTGGACGAAGAGTGGACTCAAGAAGACGATCCGCCACAAACTGAAGTGCGGGAGGAACAATCAACTTCTGACCACGAACCGAAACTTTAAGTCCACGCTCATCGACAAAAGCTGCAATGTCAATAAGAGCATTCTCAAGGCTGGTCTCGTTCAAATCAGCATCTGTGCTGGGTTCGTTACTAAGAGAACCGTTATTTACAAGAGGATGGTCTGTAGCACAAAGCTCCTTACCATCACCACCTGCAAAAGTGCTATCAAAAGCGTTGTTCAAAGTAGCTGCGCCTTTCACCTGCTTGGTGTTAGCCATACTACGAGCCAAAGCTTTTGTGTAGCGAGAAGCAAGACGATCATAAAGATTATCTTCAATCGCTTCTTCCGTAATGGAGAAAGCAAGTGCGATAGTCTCATGTGTGTATCTTGCAGTGTACGCTTCTTGTGCATCGTCAAAAGATACAGCGGAACCTTCACCCTTAACAGGTGCAGATCCAAAACCAGAAAGCATTACTTCTTCTTCGAAGGCTCTTTCTGATGATTCTGTATCATAAATCTCAGATGCTTCATCGTCATACCTAGCATACTCAAGGCCGAAAAGGGCATTGAGGCCGGGTTCTAGCTCTTTTGCTAGTTGGGCTCTACTGATAGCCATTTTTCATTCCTCCTATACGCCAGTGGTTGAAGGTGTACCCGAAGCAATGGACCCAGTAGGTGCATTAAACGAGTTATTCAACCTAACAATTACGCCAACGCCAGCGGCTGCAAAATCCTCGTTCTCAGGATCTTCCTGCCAACCCATGACACGAAGTGCCAACGAATTGGTAGTTGCCAGCGTACTAACAGCCAGACGACCCAAAGAAACGCCGGTAGCGTCAGTTCCCGTGATGCCCGTAGAAAGATTCGCGTTCAGGAAGACACTTGCACGAGCATTTGCCTTACTTGTCAGAGACGCATCAGATGCAATTAAATACAACTGATCTGGGTCATCGTTGATAAAGGCCTTTACGGGGTGGTTACTATCCGCTCCAGATCCAGGCCAGAAGTTACTAAACGTAGGTTTTCCAGTGACACTAGAAACATACTCACATCCTTGAAATACGCCTAGATGACTGACTGTACCACCAGCAGCGTTAGCCGTGTGGTCGATAAACCCTGAAGCAAGAGGAATAACCAATTGCCCATGGTAAATTTTGTCAGTGTTACCGTTAGCGATTTCGTATGGAGTATATCCCGTAAGGCCAGTGGAATTTGTGCCTCCACCCAATTTACTTATGGGGCGTAGGCCAAAGCTTCCATTACTATTAGCCATTTATTTTCTCCTAGTCCTCATTTTGAGGACCTCCAAAAGTTACACGAGACTGCCTATCGGGATTGTTGATAGGCATTGCCGGGTGTTGTTCACGAGCTAAATCGTTATCAACAGCGGCCATTTGATTGAGAGTCATGTTGCGAAAGTGAGCATCACGTTCCTCAACAATCTCCAGAGGAATTCTTGCAAGCAATAATCCACCTACGCCTATAACACCAGCATGTTTACCATCTTCGACAGTAGGGGCCTCAAAGTCAGGATATTCATCACCACGTACCAGTTCCCATCCCTCTCGAGATCGTGCTGCTACGTTTTTACGGTCATCAAAACCCATTACTTCAGACCTGATCCATCGATGTTTGTAACCATCTGGAGCGGGTGGTGCGTCCAACATGGACGGGGGCTTCCAAGGTCCTTTGCGTACTTGCCTTGTACGGGTTTGGTTGGCTCTCGGCGTTCTTGTAGACTTTTGGCGAGTTGTGTTCTCAGTATCCATGATTAATCCCTCACATATTTGGCGTATTCTTCAAGCGGTACATTTAACCTCTTTGCAATAGCAACTTGAGAAGGCGTTAATCGCACAGTTTTTCGTCCACTTCTATTGCGGGATGCGGAAGCTTCGGCTGACGCAACCTTTCGGCTTCCCCCGGTGCTTTTAGACTTAGCATCGAACTTATGTGGAAATTCGATCTTTAGTCTGCTGTCAAGTTCAGCATAGTAGTCATCAGACTGAGGGTCAAACCCCTCTTCTTCCACAAGTCTTCTATGAATACCAAAAGCACCATATGTCATAACTTCGTCTTGTCCAAACCAGTTATTGCTCTTTGCCCACGCTTCCGCTTTTGGGTCTGGTTGTGCGGGAGGAGCAGAAGGAACAGCAGCAGCGGGAGCAGGTTGAACTACTTCAGCTTCTTCAGGCTTCTCGGCTTTAATAGACCTTAAAGTTCCCTTTTCAACGCTAAGATTTGCTAAAGCTTCTTGAGCATCAACAATCTTATCGACATCCCCTACTTCATGAGCTTGCCTTAAAACATCTTTTGCTGAAGTAATTTGGTTTGTAACTCTGGACTCAAATTGTTCTTGATAACCCTTATCCAGAGAATCTATACGCTTTTTAAGGTTTTCATTTTCCTTGCGTACATTCTCAGCATACTCAACGGCTGATTGTTTCTGTCGTTCTTCTTCACGAAAACGCTTGGTTAGATTATTTATTCTGCCTTTTACGCCAGAACTATATTCGTCAAGCTCGTCTTCAGAAGCTCCTTCGGCAGATACCTCAGTAACTTCAGTATCACCTTTCTCTGAGTCGTCCGAAAGGTTCACATCTACTGATTCTTCCTCAGTATCTCCAATATCAATTTTAGTTTCTTCAGGCATGGTCTATCTCCATGATTAAATTCTTCTTTCTATATATGCTTAATGTCATCAGGTTCGAGGATTGTAGCAATTACCTCATCATCATTAATGATGCGTACTTCACCGCCCTCAATTTTAAATCGGGATCCGGCATAACGGCCAATACAAACCCAATCACCTTCAGAACACCAAGGTTGCCCGTCTGGGCCGAATTTACTGTCATCTTGATATGCAAGAGGTCCAATCTTCAATACATACGCAACTACAGTAGCGAGTGCTTCCCTGTCACGAATAGCGTCAGGAATGTGTACTCCACCCTCCGTGGTAGCTTTACCCATATAGGGCATAACAAGAAGTCTCCAGCCAGTAGGCTGGGGCAATCTTTCTTTAAGATTTTTAGAAACTAAAGACGGATCTAGGACTTTTTCATTCTTGTTTACGTAAGGTGTGTTTAGTACTTTCTCTTTCTTCTTTTTTTGCGAATCCAGAACATGATCTGGAACGAGTAATGTTTTAGTCATTCTTCCTCCGTGGATTGCAGGAGATCTGTGATCTCCCGTTCTGCGAACTCTAATCCTCTTAATTCTCCGACCAATTGCCTGTAAGACTCCATGTCTTTAGGATTGCCGTGAAGGATAGCGTCCTGTGTTAATTCTATGCGACCTCTTATAGCCTTTAATAAAGAATAAGCAAAGGTCGTTGGGTCAGCCATTAAAAAGACCCCTTAAAGTTCTTACCCGCAATAGCTCCGCCCTTTGAATACTTAATAGGACCACGAGCTTCCTCAGTCATGCCACCTCGCATGTAGCCGAGTTCGTCCGTCATCATGCCGCCCATGTTTTTATTTTTAGCTTTAGCCGCCCTAGCTTTAGCCCTAGCTTTAGCCCTAGCTTTAAACTCTGCCATTTCATCGTCTAATTCAC